TCTGTCAGCTATGGCGTTTACTTTGCGTCCCTGCTTGAGCACGACTTCCTGTCTACATCAAGTCAGTATGAATACCATGTATATGTCAATTAAGGAGGTGAGCGCCGATGGCTGAGGAAAGCCCAAGCTATGAAGCCAGTTCCCGATGGGATAATGTATCATGGCGTCCGGTGTATGGATGCAATATCCTCGATCTGTATGATATCGACAGGATACAGGAAATCGTCAAAGAGCCGATGAATTTCAACCGCGAGATCAGAGAGCTCAGCAGGACGCTGTACTCCTGTAATGGCGTCGTCACTAACGTCATAGACTATTGCACGGCATTGCCGACTCTCAATCATGTGCTTGTTGCGCACGGTGACAGCAAGAACAAGAAACAGAAATATAAAAAGCTCGTCAAGGACGTATTGCGTATCGTGCGGGACAAGGAGCTCGTTCGCGATGCGCTTTTCAATACGCTGATCGACGGCGTATATTTCGCGTACTTTGAAACGCGGAAGCGCCCGCTGAGCACGGAGACAACGCTGAGCGACTGGCAGGTCAATAACATCGTCGAGATCAACGAACAGAACACGCTGCTGAACGCCGCTGTTATCTACCTTGATCCCGACTACACACGCATCGTTGGCATACGGAACGGGTCATATGTGCTGTCGTTCAATCTGGAATACTTCCTGCTGAGCGGTAATGAACCAGCCGAGGAGAAGCTACGCCGGTATCCAAAGGAAATCAGGGATGCTTATGCGCAATGGCGGTCCGGGCACGGCAAACAGTGGCGCGTGCTCGATACGAGCAAGACCGTCGCCATCAAGTTCAGGGCGAAGAAGTCTGAGCCATACGGCAGGCCGCTGGCACTGGCGGCTATCGACGATATCCTGTATGACGCGCTGATGACACGGTCGAAGCGGCTGGCTATCGATGAGATCAACAAACGCATCATTTATGAGACATACCCCGAGGGAAAGAACAAGGGCGAGAGCGCACTGACCGATAAGCAGCAGAAGCTACAGCACGATACGGTGCGTGACGCCATCAAGGGCACGAACGGCTCTACCGGCGCCACAACATTCTTTTCTGTGGCGGCTGGAACAAAGCTGGATGTGTTAAAGCCAGACGTGAGCATCCTCGACGAAGACAACAGCCAGAACCTGAGGAAGAATATTTCCCTCGGTCTTGGCTTTGCCGGAAGCCTGCTGACAGGCGAGGGCACGTCGTCTTTCAGCGCTCAGGAGAACAACCTTCAGCTGATTACAGCAGAGGTGTTCGAGGTCATCGACATGATTGTCGAGGAGCTCAATAAAGTCATCAACGCCAACATTGTACAGGACAGCAAATACCGTGTGGATATCCGGTACCTACCGATCACTTATACGAACCGCAAGCAGTTTGTTGAGATGTCGAAGGACCTGTACCTCAACGGCAAGGGCTCGCTGTCGATGTGGGCGACCGCTGTCGGCATCGGTGCCGACGCGTTCTTCGATATGCTCGATGAGGAGCTCGAGAACGATGTCGAACATAAGTACCCTGTGCATCAGACGTCATTTACGTTTGGCGCTGACAATGGCGGCAATGGGGGTGGCCGTCCCATAGACGAGGACACCCACAACCCGAAGACTTTGACGACCCGCGCCAATGGCGGCAATGCGCTGCCGAGCCCAAGCGACTGAGGAGGTGATTCTGCATGGAACAGATCAAAACCAGAATCTACGAACTCAGTGAAGCTCAGGTGAGAGGCGGAAAGCGCCCCATCAAAATGATACTGCACAGGATCATGGACTCGCCGGAAGACTTCCAGTACAACGGCATCTCGTGGAAAGAGGAATATGTCCGCGAGGCCATGAAGCGGCTCGCGCCATCGGAAATCGTCGTCGAGTATCTTGAGAAAGGACTGACAGCTGACGAGACCGAGATCGCTGGGCATGGACATCTTGGCGAGACAGAGGACTACGACGGCAAGCCGATGCCTTTGTTCAGCACAACGTCCGAGGTTGTCGGCAGTATTACCGGCGGCGAGATCACGACGGTCGATATCGACGGCACACCCACAAAGGTACTGCTGGCGGAGGGCGTCCTGTATGAGCATCGCTGTCCTGGGCTGGTGGATTACCTGAAGAAGGAAATCCCGAACGGCAACGTGATGGGCAGTGTCGAGATCGTCGGCACACCGGAAAATAACAATGTGATTGTGTACGAGGACGGGTATAAAGATGAAGGCCGCGTCCCGATGCAATATGAGTACTCTGGCTATGCAATTCTGTCTGGCGCTGTACCGCCAGCCGATACGTCTTGTCATGTACTCGAACTAAACAACAAGGAGGATGGTAGCATGGATGAAACCAAGCTCCGTGGATTTGTTGATGAAATTAAGACGGAATTGCATGCCGTGCTTGATGATACAGCAAATCACACGAACGAGATCAATCAGCTGAACGAGAGCATCGAAGCCAAGGACGCGGAATTGAACGCCGCGAACGAAAAGGTTACTGCTCTGGAAGCCGAGGTCAATCAGCTGAAGGAAGAGGCGACCGCGCAGGAAGCCAAAATCGCTGAGCTCGAACAGAAGGTCGAGGAGTACGCGAAGAAAGAGCGCGTCGCCGAACTGGAGAGCGCCCTGAAGGACTACAGCGAAGCCGAGCAGGCTTACGCGAAAGATGAGATTGACGCGTTCAAGGCCGACCCCATGAACTGCGAAATCAATAGCGTCGTGAACAAAATCTGCGTCAGCATCGTCGCTAACCGCAAGAATGAACATGACGACAATCATGATGAGCTCGACATCTTTGCCCCTGTCAGCAATGGCAGCGACGGAGAAGCCAGCATCTTCTAATCTACGAAAGGAATGGTGAAACGATATGTTTGTATGGCATGAAATCGAGTCTATTGAGCATAGCGCTCGTAACTTCCCCACGCTGAAAGCCGCGAACGATGTCCCGAACGGGTACATCTGCACTATCGATGATGGCGCTATCGCCGCGCCCAGCGCCTCCGCCACTGAACTGTACGTGGCCATCAATGACCTTCTGGGCGATGACCAGAATCTCGAGGGCGCTGTTATCCCCGCCGGTTCTCCCCTGAACCTGTATGACCTGGCCGCGTGGAATGGCCGCGAAATGCTCGCGACCAAGTCCAACATCGCTGGCGACATGTCTGCTATTGCTGTTGGCGACACCCTGAAGGCTGACGCCAATGGCAAGCTGAGCAAGTCTGGCGTGGCTACCGCCGTGACCTTCAAGGTCATCGACAAGATCATGATCGGCGCTGTCCCCGGCGTCCGTGTCCAGGTCGTTAAGGCTGCGGACTGATGATTACTGAAGAAAGGAGAGAATGAGTTATGAATTACTCTTTTGAAATGAACAACGCCCATCGTGACGTTGAGAATCCCAAGATCAAGAGCACTTCCCCTGTGGTCGAAGTGTTCTCCGCGATGGTCAACGGCAGGGAACTGCCCCGCTACGCCGACAGCAAGGTCGCCGATCGTGCTGTTGAGTACATTAAGAACCTCGCGAGTAAGGCCGCTGAAGGCGACACCGCTTCTGTCTCTGAACTCAACCAGATTCGCCGCGAAGTCATCAACCCCGTGGCGATGCAGGAAATGCAGCTCCTGAGCATCTTCGGCTCTTATCAGCCTCTTGGCGCGAACGAGACCGTCGAGCGCGAAGTCTGGGGCGTGTCCACTGACACCGCCCGTGTGCAGGCTTTGAACGGCACTGTGCGCTTCCCCGTGACGACCGCCGAGCGCTACCTCGTGCAGCCCATCAACATCTCCGCCGGTTATCAGGTGGACTATCGTACGCTGTCGATGGGCGACATGACTCGTGAGAACGCGGCCATCCAGCGCATTCACAGCGAAATGATCAACAAGGCGACCGACTATGTCGTCAAGAAGGTCTACAACGCCATCAAGAACGCTAACGGCGTGAAGTACTTCTCCGAAGACTCCGGTATCACCAAGAGCGGCCTCGACGGCGTTGTGAAGGCTGTCCGCAAGTTCGGTCAGACCACCATCCTGGGCGCGTACGCCACTGTCTCCCAGATTAATGACTTCGCTCCCTACAGCAACAACCAGACGACCCCCTTCCTGAACATCAGCGATGCCGCGATGGAAGAGATTCGTCGCACCGGCCTGCTGGGCTACTACAACGGCTCTATCATCCGTGAGATCCCGATGGCTTATGACTTCGGCAAGATGAACGCGGCTGGCACCGACTTTGAAGTCCTGTCTCCCGAGGGTATCGTATATGTCCTGCCGAACGGCGTTGATTCCCCGATTGCGACCTGGACGGTCGGCGGCATCACCTCCTTCAGTGGTAACGATGTGAGCACCGGTCGTCTGATGACCCGCTACGACCTGACCATCGCGGCTGACGTAGCCAAGGGCCAGGAGTATAAGATTGGTATGCTGAACGACACCAGCATCACTCCCGCTGCGAGTCTGGCACTGTAATCTGACATAGAATGAGGAGGATGGGGGCGGGGCTTCCCGCCCCTTTAATGAAACATGGAACCGAAGAATATTAGAGAGGAAACCTTGTTCTACTGTTATTCGGCTGTCATGATGCACTTCCTGAAAGCCTGTGGTCTCGACTACGAGAGTAAGGGCAAGAATCAGGTAAGCGGGAAACCGTACTGGGTGTTCGTGAAGGGCGAGGCGCTGACAAAAGCGTTGGTCGAATGGGGTTTGTTTAAGTGGGCGAGATGGGCTCCTGTGGAGAAGCTGCGTTACATCATGCAGAACATCGACCGTCTTGACCACGCCGTAAATAAGGTAATGGAGGAAACAGCAAATGGCGGAGAATCAGAAACCCACGAGGGTTAATGTCACAAATCTGGCACCGTGGCCTGTACATTTCAAGCGCTTGCTGAACGCTGGCGATATCGGTATCGCCGCCGGGGCGACCATCTCCCTTGAAAGGGATGAAGTCGAGCAGCAGTGCTATAACAAAAATGAGATGTTCGTCGGCTACGACGGGCATGGCGCTCACGCAAGGATCATCATTCAGGACAAGGAACTGCGAGACCAGTTTCAGATTCCAGACGATCAGAAGGTACCGACCGACGCCTTTCTCGATAAGGTCTTCGAGTACAAAACGCAGACCACATTCGAGAAGCACATTGCTGATTTCCTGAGGTACCCGCATGAGGTACATCGAATCCTGGACTATATCAAGCGCAAAGGCGTGAATGATTACGCCAAGATTCGGTATATTGAGAATATGGCTTCGGCCAGACTCGACTAAACTTAAGAGGTGGTTATCTTGTTCACAAAGACCGATGTGATCGAGTCATTCCACACGCTGATTCGCGAGAGGACGAAACTGCCGGAGGGGCTTGAGGACATGTGGTTCAATCAGGCGCTCGCGCAGTATGAGCTCGAAATCGGTAATAATCACTTCAATATGAGGACCGGCGCCTTCGACGACGAGACACCGTACGTGGTGCTTCATACGATGGCGCGGCTCATGCAGGTGATGTATGTTGAGCGCGAACTCAGCCGTGTGAATAAGATTAACAATATTATCACAAACGACATCAAGCTGAACGGTAACGGCGAGACAAAGAAGTACACATACAACGAGCTTCTGGAGGCCAGAAACGCGGCGGCGGACTTCATCAACAAACAGAAGACGTCTTGGTACGGGGACTGAGGTGATACCGATGGCCGCAGAATGGTATCTAATGGAAGCAGACGTGCTGGGCGGGTATGAGAATGATGAGTTCAGGGACTGGCGATACGCCTTTGAAAACAGTATCCTGAGCACAGATTTTGCCCGCACGGTGAACGTATACGGGAACAGTCCGTACAATGAGCCTCACGCCATCAGGGCGATGGTGCTGGATCAGGTGGAGAACAGTTATAACAAGATGAAGGAGCGTCAGATACTGACACCCATCGGGATGATACAGTGCGGCGACCTCCTGCTGATCGACGGGCGGTGGTGGTTGGTTATTTCGTTGATCGACGACAACCGACTGTACAGCAAGGGCATCCTGTACTACTGCAACTCCTTCCTGAACTTCACATCACTCAAAACGTTCAAGCCCGTGCGCTATCCCGTGGTCGTACATAACGCGACGCAGTACAACTCCGGCGAACGATCGACCGACTATATGGTCAACGTGTCGTCCCAGAGGCTGTACTACTTCCCTGCAAACGAGGAGACTATCCTCTTTGATAACGACTACCGTTTCCTGCACGACAGGAACACCTATCACCCTACGGCGTGGAAGGTGTCCCAGGTCGATACAGAAAATGACCATTGGGACGGGTATGGGCTGGTGCGCCTGATGGCGGTTGAGGACGAGCTTTTACAGACAGACGATGTCGAAAACATGATAGCGGATAACAGTAAATGGATAGAGAAGCATGGTATCAACCAAGGCTATGACTCGCCGGAGGATATCCCAGAGAGTGATGGCGGTGGCTGGATAGACATGGCTTGACAGGAGGATATATGCCTTTTCTGAGCGAGTTTACGGAATTTAAGAGACGGCTTGCTAATTTGATCGTGAGGGATGAGATGTGTGTCGAACTCCTGACCGGAGAGAAGGGACACAAGCTTCCCGCCGCAGACCTTATTGGCAAGAACGTATTTCTGTATGATTACATTGATGAAACGATCAAAGAAGCCAAGGCTATGATCTGTATTGAGATCGACGAGCAGTATGCTACGAGCCCTACGGCAAGAAACTTTGATCTTCATATTTATGTCAGCGTACACAAAAACTATATGAACTTCATCGACGAGGACGGGCGCGGACAAATACGCCGCGACCTTCTGTGCTCGCGCATCGACGCGCTGATCAACAACTCCACCGATATGGGCTTTCAGAAATGTGAGCCAAGGGAGGGGTACAGAATTGTGTTCTCATCTGATCACCGGACAAAGGACATGGTGTACAGGATAAAGGGATGGAATGTCTATGGAGACGCGCTCGTCAGATAGACTGCCCGTTGAACCTATCGATTATGCAGCCGCGTACTTTGGACGGGATTATAAAGTCAACGACCGGATAACGATTCATCAACCGACCGTTGGGGAAATCGTCAACTACGGCGAGCGGGATTACTGGGGACTTGTGAACATGGTCACCATCATCCCGTCAGACATGAAATGCGAGCTCGCCGACAACGGCGTGTACTGGGGCGACGTGCAGGACTTTGAGATGTTCAAGCAGTGCATGGTCGGCCAGCCAGTCGAGCGCACACGCATACTGTTTGGCGACATCGACTTCACGAAGTTCGGCTGGTACAAGCAGGTGACCAATGATACCTACTGTATGTATGACCCGGACACCGGTCTGAAAATAGATGTGTGGCTGTATAGTCACATCTTCAACTATGTATCGACGATACACGGTATCAAGAAGACGCCGGAGTTCGCGGGCAATATGACCACACGTCGATTCATGGTGGAAGAGGACAGAATGCTGAAGACAAGGATGAGAGATAAGCCGTATAAGTCTACCCTGATGCCGCTGGCTTCCTTCCTTGCGAACAGCGGAGGAAGCAAGACCGGCGTCAATGAGATGAACGACATGCATATCTTCCCGTTCTTTGACAGCGTCAGACGTATCTGCACGATCAACTCGTCGAACCTGTTGCTCAACGGCATTTAT